TGTATCGCACTCATCATGACCAGAAAAAAAGGATCCCATCATTACAGCAGAAGCACCAGCAGCCAGAGCTTTTGCAACATCTCCGTTGTTCTTAATACCTCCATCAGATATTATCCCATTTACATTTTTTATATCAATTCCATCATAAACATCCATAACAGATGCAAGCACTGGGACTCCGAATCCTGTAACAACTCTAGTTGTGCATGCTGCACCACCGCCTATGCCGACCCTTACTGAATCTGCACCAGAATCCATTAAGCTTTTATAAGCCTCATAGGAAGAAACATTTCCAACCATAATGTGCACATCAGAATTTACTGTGCTTCTAAGCTCTCTTACTGCGTCAACAACAATTTGTAAATGCCCAAATGCAACCTCTAGAAGCAATACTGTTACTCCAAGATCCTTTAAGTCTTTAATGCACCTTGCATCCCTAGACTCTTCAATAGATATAGCAAAGCCGATTAGATTTTTATCGACACTTGCAGGAATTGTCTTTAGCCTATTAATTCTTTCTTCAAAGTTAGCGTACCTTGGCAGTATTGCCATTCCGCCAAACGATGTAACCTTTTCTATCATAGAGTTGCTTGTAATAAAATCCATAGGAGCCATAATTATAGGAGCTTTTAAATGTACAAAAGCTTCTGGCCTAATTGGATTTCCAATTATAGTATCTAATTTTATGGCACCTCTTGTTATTATGTTAGACTTTTGAGGTACAAGTAGTATGTCATCAAAGCATACTGATCTAGTGTTTGTATCTTTTTTCATTCATCCTCCTTCAACTCATGTCTTTTATTAAACTTTATCCATGATCCATAATGAATATTGATAGATGGAGATAGGCCATTTTTTATTGCTGTTAAAATATCTACATTAGGATTTTCTATATCCTTGGTTGCTAGATATTCTTGGCCAGTCTCCATGTCTATCAATTTCCATTTGTTAGGACACTTAGTATATATTGTAACAGTTATAGGGGTATCATATTCTTTAGCAGAAGTTCCGTCTAACAGCTTTCTATATTTCCCCACACTGCCTCCTTTTAAGCAGACAATATTTTTGACAAAGCATTGATGGTTGCTGCAATTCTTCCGATATCACGCAATTGCTCAACACTGTATCCCTCTTGCTTCAATGTTTCATAATGTGCTTTAACACAAAAATGACACTTTCCAATTATGGAAGAAGCCAGTGAGTATGCTTCGAACTTAGCCTTTGTGGTTCCACCGTGAGATGAAATGGCATTCATTCTTAATTGTGCTGGCAGCCCTTTGAGATTAGCATCATCTGCCATCTCAATAAAGGGATACCAAATATTGTTTTGAGCCATGATAGAACCAGCAGAAAGAGCAGCATTTTTTTCAACTTCATCTGATGCGCTTGATACAATAAACGAAAGTAGTTTTGCATTTCCTGTAGCAAACGCTGCTGCAATTGCAATATATGTTGCATCATCAGGATCAATAGTAGACCTATTAATAACAGCGTCTAGATTTAGCTTTATATCTTTTGCGTAATCTGGAATTGATTCTTTAAGCTGTTCTACCCATGTCATTATAGAGTCTCTCCTCCGAGTGGTCTGTTGCAAGCACACAGTTCGCCAGTCTGCAATGCATCCAGAACACGAAGTGCTTCTTCTGCATTACGCCCTACATCAAGGTTATTACATGTAACGTGCTGAATAACATTATCTGGATCGATAATAAATGTTGCACGGTATGTAACTCCAGAAGAATGGTGGACTCCTAGATCGTTTGCTAATGTGTGTGCTGTATCAGCAAATGACCATGAGTTTGTCTTCTTTAGATCTTCATGGGCATTACGCCATGCAATTTTACAGAATTCGTTATCAACAGATCCTGTTAGCAATACGGTATCTCTATCATTAAAATCATTCACTAATGCATCGTAAGCAACAATTTCAGTTGGGCATACAAATGTAAAGTCTTTTGGATAGAAAGCAATAATTTTCCATTTGCCTGGAAAAGAATCTTGTGTAATTACTTCAAATGAGGAATCATCGTAAGACAATGCCCCAGGCTTAACTCCAGTAACGGCAAAGTTACCGATCTTATCTCCTACAGTTTTCATTTATTCTCCTTATATAAGTTGGATATTTATCCGCTGGGGGTATAGGACTCGAACCTATGGCCTAGAAGTTAACAGCTTCCCGCTCTGCCGACTGAGCTAACCCCCATTGTGTCCCCAGATGGTCTCGAACCATCGACCCGCAGATTAAAAGTCTGCTGCTCTACCAACTGAGCTATAGGAACGTCTTGTACCCCTGGCTGGATTCGAACCAGCGGCCAACAGATTAGAAGTCTGTTGCTCTTCCTCTGAGCTACAGAGGTATATCTAAATAATATTACTAAAAATCAAAGTCTTCAATATCTTCTAAAGGAATAATTCCTTTTCTTTTAGCAATATCAAATCCTTCTTTAGTAAAGTTATAAGTAGCATTCAGATCCTCATCATACTCAACCTGCATCAAATCATTATTAACTAAATCTATTAATTCAGACTCTATGTAGTCTTCATGAGCCTGCCATAAATCTGGAGCAAGCAGTGGGGTAACGTCTTCATTTAATTCAAAAATGGCTTCTCCATCTTTTGTAAAGCCCGCAACTCTTATTGCACCAATATCTAGATAATGTTGAATTTTTAACATTATCTCTTCTTCATCATAATCTTCAAACATTTTACCCCCTTGTGCAACAGGTAGGACTTGAACCTACGATTACCGAATTATGAGTTCGGGGCTTTAACCAACTAAGCTACTGTTGCCTAGTTGAATTATAGTATTTTACTATCAGTTTTGTCAATAGATTGCTCAACTATCTGCTGAACATACTCTGAAAAATGTTTTCTAATGCTTCCTGGAGGCCTATGCCCAATGTCAGACCAAACTCTTTTATACTCATGAATGTTATCAAATGTAGTGGGGCAGATTAGAATACCATTGTATTCTTTTAATCTTGTAGGGAGCGGAACATGCTTACTGCAACACTTACATTCTTTGGCTTTCTCTTGATATATACTCATACTATTTCCATTCCACTTAGTGCATCATAAAGATCTCTTGGCATTTGAGAAGGCGCTCTAATTAGATTAGGGGCATCAGCTGCTATAGATTCCCTATACTGTTTCTTGACAGATGAATAATCATGAACTTCTATGTCTCCAAACGCCGCCCTAGTTAAACTAATTGCATTATAGATTGACCCGCAAACTGCGTCAGCTAAGTCCTTAGAACCTTTTCTAGGGTGGTCTACCTTATCTCTCATAATTCTTAGCTCTAGCAATTCATCAACAAGCAATGGTATGTGGGGTCCATTTAATCTTTCTTCCAATACAACCATAGCCATGTCATCATAATGTTTTTTAGCTACAGATAAGGTCTCCGTATTAATTCCATACTGTTTTAGCTGCTGCATCATATCATGAGAGTTCCATCTGTCAAATGTACATATCCTGATATTAAAACCTCTTGATCTTAAAGATAATATGTAATCTCTTACCTCTCCAAAGTCTACAGACTTATCCGAAGTAGGAGTCCAATACATTACGGCATCCACCTTAACAATTGGCGCTGGCTGTGAGTATGTGTCAGTAACCTTTACGCTAACAAACTTTTCAATATGGGCCATAGAAACGGCACAGTGGTCATGCTTCTGAGCTAAGTCAACGTGTATAAAATACTCTGTGTCATCTTTTGGGTTAAACCATTCTTCAAATCTTCCAAATCCATCTACAGCTAATGATAAATCGTTAAACGCCATCTCAATTTTTTCACGTGATTTAAAGAAAGCGTCAATTGCTTCTGGCGGCATGCAGGCAAATCTTCCTAGTGCATCTGTAACATCTCGGTAGAAAGCAATCTTAAAATCTTCAATACTTCTGGTTGGGTTAACCTCCCATGTTGGTCTACGTATCGCATAAACCCTAGGATACTTATAAGAAATAATTTGGTCTTCATCCCAAAAGATTTCAAATTCGTTGCCTACAGTATTATCTGGTAACTCTGGGTCTAATTTAAACTTATGAGACCTAGATATAATTTCTTTTTCAGATATAATGTTGTCATATCTTTGCTGGATATAGTCATTCTTAAATCTTGGGAAAGAAAGAAGTATAACCTTGCCATAATCTGGGAAACGAGAATCAACAGATGCCCTGTACATGTCGTAGATTCCGCTAGCAGTCTTTGCTTGATCATGTCCGCTGGTGCTATCTAGGGCAAAGCCAGAAATTTCATCAAGCACTGCAACAAGAACGTTGTAGCCTTCGAACGCTTCTCTTTCTGAGTGTCCAGAGTATACTGTTACATTCTTATCAAATTTAATTTCAGAAGCTTTTTCAAAGTATCTTCCAGCAAACCAGGGTGAGTGTGTTACCCTATTCTTAAATCCTTTAAAGAAAACGTTGTTTGCTTGCTGGGCGTTAATAGCAATGTTAATGATATCGATTGAGTCACCTGGAGGCTTGCCATAATACGAGGCAGGATCTTTTAGGCACAATAGTAAATAAACTATATAGGCCACAGATATAGTAGAGCAGTAGTCTTTACCGCTTCCCTTGCCTAGTTGGGCTACAACTTCGTTGCAGGTCTGCCTATATCTAAGAGAACCTTCCTCTTCGCCAAATAGCTTAATCAAAGTTGATTCTTTATATATCTGAGATGATTTTTCTATAAGAGTATATTGATGATCAGATAGTCCTGGTAATCCTAAGTAATCTTTATCTGTTACAAAAGTTTTAAGATCTACTGGTCTTTCATCAAACTCTTCGCCATCTAAGATGTCAATTAGATCATTAAAATCAAACTCCACTGACTTCCTCAATAATCTCTATAGGCTCAACAATTCCAGTAATCTGAGATAAACGTTTAGCAACTTCCATCTTACACTTTGGGCATGACGCCGTCACTTCTTTTAATATTTTTACTAATACTTCTTGCTTTCTTTCTGACTCTGCAATCTGTCCTGCAAGCTCTGCGTTGTCAAGTAAGCCAACTTCTTGGAGCATGCCAATTCTTTTACCTTCAATATCAGCAATTAGTTTTAGCGCTCCAGATTTAACACTAAGCTGACCAGCCTGATCTGCATCCTCAACTGTTTTCCAAGCTTCTTTGATAAGCATTGCGTAGTGTTGGTCTGCTCCAGAGATAGCCTCTTTAGCACGTTCACGGGCTGATGTGTCGTTGTGTACGACGTTCTTCCACTCATCTATCAACGCAACAACATCCGCCCTCTTAAGGCCTGTTAGTGTGGCAATTTGGGTAGGGTTATTTCCTCTAAGTAGTTCTTCAACTACTTTGTTCATGCGATCAAAGTGATCAGCTAATTCAATTTCCATATGACTTTATTATACTTCTAGTCGACTGAAATAGCAAATTCCTTAGCAACCTTTAATAATATAAGATATCCAATAAGGTCATCAATATCATTATCTCCTGGATAATCTTCACCCTTAATTAATCTATTTAGCTTATCATCAATTCTTACATATAGCTGCTCTTTTGGTCCCGCCTTTGAAAATATGCGAACTGGATCTAAGGCAGAGTTTCCGTATGAAATATTCTTTTTAATCAGCATGTGAGCAATTTCAAGACAGGTATTTAAAATTTCGTGGCCCGCTTCAGTTCCAACTGTAAGCATATAAAGATCATCAAACCTAAACTCTTTTGAATCTTCAAAAATTGGGGTTAGCTTAATTTTTATTACCGCCTTCATTAAATGTAAATCTTCCAACCAAGGAAGATCTGGGTTCATCATTGGAAAGTTTATGCTCAACTTCTTCTTTAAAAAACAAACAGTCTCCTGGCTCAAGAAAGTACGTCTCGTCAAGATCAATTCTTTTATCTCTTAAGTACCAATGGTTGATCTTGACGA